CACCTGCTGGTTCACGAGGCATTATTCATTATGTTCCTACTATAACACACCGATATCGGAATGTCAAGCAATATTTGGTGCGCCTGGCAAGACTCGAACTTGCAAAATCTGGTTTCTAAGACCAGCGCCTTTACCAATTTGACCACAAGCGCATATTTGGTGCGGGATGATGGGATCGAACCACCGACACTCGCCGTGTAAAAGCGATGTTCTACCACTGAACTAATCCCGCATAATTGGCGGAGGATGAAGGAATCGAACCATCAACCTTGCGGTGGCGCAGTTTTCAAGACTGTGTGTCCTCCATGGACGCCATCCTCCTTATTGGCGGAGAGTATAGGATTCGAACCTATGGAGCCGATTAAGGCTCAATCATTTAGCAAACGACCGCTTTCGACCGCTCAGCCAACTCTCCTTAATAAACTAAAATCCAAACTGCTTCTTTACTGTATCAACAACTTCGTCAATGACGGCATTGATTTTGTCATCCGTATATTCATCAAGCGGGAATCGCTCCCGAAGAATAGATACTATAGCAGTTCTTGTCTCGTCTGTCAAGTCAAACATTATTTCCTCACTGGCTTGCTAGAATGTTAATATCACTTACAATAAACCCCACCACGATAGCGATGGCAAAGAACGCTACAAGCCGAAAGATGGCTTGATACTTCAAATGTTCTCTATTCATATCTAGTCACCTTTCTAAATGGTCGGGGTAGCAGGATTCGAACCTGCGACCTACTGACTCCAAATCAGCCACGCTACCAGACTGCGCTACACCCCGATATAACACCCCATCAAAGATACACTGTTATACTTCACTTTCATAGGTAGATCGTTTTGAAATGATCGCCCGATCCAGAACCCCAGTGTACCTTTGGTGGGGTGCCATGCATATCCGACATGACACCCCTATGTGACAAGACACAGATTAAAAGTCTGTTGCTTTCAGAAGCGAGTCATCAACTTCCACATAGGTTTGTTAGAGTTACGGTTATAAAGATAATACTAGAAGTCATACCATTAGACCACCCGCCCTCAATAGACACCTTGATGCCCATGGAGGGCGGGACGAGACTCGAACTCGTGTTCTCTAGTTGCTAGTTAAACGTAACCTTTACCTCGTTTCGTTGTTTGCTGAACTTGAGGGCTCAACAATAAACCTGGAACACCATCGTGGGTGTTGAGTAAACCAGGGTTCTTACTACAAAGAGAAACTTGAGTTTCAGCTTTGCCCTTGCGGGAACGGAGGGGTGAAGCGAACTCCACCCCAATCTCTTACTTTACAATACCGTCAAAAAGGAACTTGAACAGGTTTGCACCAATGTTGTCCTTTTCTACTTCGGTAGTGTTGGCACGTTGGCGTGCCTTCTTAACTGCCTGTAGCAGGGTATCTACTCGCCCAAGCAAAGTAGCCTTTTCAGTTGCAGTTAGCAAACCAGCCCAGGTAGTCTGGGTAATCTTTGCTACTGGAACGTCCTCAGACACTTCCTTGACCTGAGCAGGATGCTCCTTAGTTGCTTCATAAAGCACCACAGGCTTCGTAACCTTCTTGGTCGTGAAAGTCACAACCGGATCGGCAGTAACCCATAGACCTTCTGCTTCGTCCTTGGACCAACGTACCGTGGAAGGTAGAGTTGGTGCTGCATCAATGACCTTACGGACATCCTGCAACTTGGTTTCTAGCATTAGAAGCGTGGTTGCTGGAACTGCCGTAGCAATCGTAACACCATCAACTTCTAGGTCTGCCGTAGCCTTCTGGTTGGTCTTGTCCTTCTGTAGAACAACGTCCAGAAACTTAACGGCATGAGTAGAAAACCACTTTAGACGTTCTGGAACGGTCGTAGTGATTTCCGTAACCTCGGAGGTGTTCAACTTCTGCTCATCCTCGGCAAAGAATACCTTTGCCTTAACAGACTTACGGAAGGCTTCACCACGAGTGAAAACCTTTAGAGTCTCATCAATGTCACGGGTATAGTTACCGGCAACAGAAGATTCAACAGCAAGCAATTCGTGTAACTTAGACATTCATGTTCTCCTTCACAATTTCTATTCTATGTATTATACACGGGTATGTTTCATTTGTCAAGCACAAAATGGCGAAGGTACCAGGAGTCGAACCTGGGCTTGCGGTTTTGGAGACCGCCGTGCTACCGTAACACTTTACCGACATTTGGGTGCGGACCCATGAGTCGAACATGGCTCTCGTGCTTATGAGACACGAATGGTCAACCGGACCACCTGACCGCAATAAACTTTTAGGATGGACAATAGCGACATTGCCGATCGGTATCGCATTTACATGCCCATCCTATTGTTCGCTTCATTCAAAGGACGACAGTGCGATCTGCAATGTCCGAAGCAAACCTTGGTGCTGATAGTTGGAATCAAACCAACCTTTAAAGCCTTATGAGGACTCCTCGACATCTTGCCGACCTACCAGCATTATATATTAGCGGCTTGACACATGCCCTCATTTAACCTATCAGCCCTAAATCAATAATCGATAGGCACCGCTAAATGGCGTTCCCGGCAGGACTCAAACCTGCAACCTTCGGTTTCGTAGACCGACATTCTATTCAGTTGAACTACGGAAACATAAACTGACGATATCAACTAACACTCGACCCATTTGTCACCGGCCGTTGATATCGTAGGTAGTGAGCGACACTACTTTCCCCATCAGGGGCGCACTTGGAGCGGATGACAGGAATCGAACCTGCGACGAACAGTTTGGAAGACTGACACTCTACCTCTGAGTTACACCCGCAATTGGAGGATCCGGGGAGATTTGAACTCCCAACCCTGGGATTAAAAGTCCCTTGCACCGCCTATTGTGCTACGGATCCATTGTTTTGGCGTCCTGTGATCGATTCGAACGACGCTTCGTATCGGGTGATCATGACTCCCCTCTACGGCACCATGCCAGACAGAACATAAATGGCTCGGCGGGCTGGATTCGAACCAGCCTCATTCTCGGTTAACAGCCGAGCGCACTCACCTAGAGTGCTACCGCCGAATAAACTTATTAAAGGAGAGATAAACTCTCCAATATATTATACAACTTTCTTTGTTGCTACTTCGGAAAAATACTTTGCTACGTTTTCAAAAAATGTTGCTAATGCGATGACACTCTTTTCAAAGTTATCATACTCACGGATAGCAACGGTTTCTTGCACTACAACCGGAGCAACAGGTTTGTTAACAACCTTGTTTGCTTTACGGGTGCGACGTTTAGCCATACTATTTTCTCCTATTGGACGAAATGTCCTAATAAAAGTATTGGAGGAACCGATGGGACTCGAACCCACATAATGCGGTTTTGCAGACCGTGCCGTAACCAATTCCGGACACACGGTTCCTCAATATCTTATCCTGATTCAATTGTCAAACAGCGTATTGTTAGGCAAACTTACGCTCCCTAAACTTACGCTGTAGGGAAACCGTTGCCTTGTTTTTAAACGAATAGTATTTTGTCCACGCAGATTCAAAGTCTGGGAACGTGCCATTATACACGACCTTACCTGATCGGCTAACAGCTTCAACTATCCAATAATAATCTCGTTTAACGGTTTCGTCTTTCATCCGTCGTCTCTCTCAATTCATCGTTCGCATACTATATAGCACACAAAACCCAAAGTCAAGAACTTTTTTCGAAAAAAAGTGCGACAAAATGACGCACCCTTAATCTATTGACTTTGTAGACTGTTTACATTCCTGTTTATATTTGGTAGGGGTGCCAGGTAACGCTCCTGGTCGAGAACGGTAATCGGCCGCTAAAGGGTTTATAAATCCCTCTTGTGTCTTACACCCACCCCCACAATTATTACTGCTTATGACGGTTAGCCTCAAGAATAGGCAAACCAGCCTCGGTCGGAATATAGATTGTGGATGTACCACGACCCGCAGTCTCATTTAGCATTTCAATATATTTCCAACGAAGGTAACCTTCAGGTCCACCAAGCGATTCGGAAACAATCTTGTTAGCCTTGGCAATACCTTCAGCACGAACAACGTCCGTTTCCGCTTCAAGTTTAGATGCCTCTAGTTTAGCCTTGGCAGTCTGAACTGCAACCTGCTTACTAAACTCTGACTGGGCTAGTTCTGCCTCACCATGTAAGCGGCTGGCATAAACACCATACTGCGGCATAATAAACATGGCAGCAGCAATAGCACCAACACCGATTACACCAAGAGCAACAATACCTGTACCTTCACTCATTTCATTCTCCATACTATGTTAAATGGCGGTCCCGGAAGGATTCGAACCCTCGACCTTGGGAGTAGAAATCCCCTGTTCTATCCAGCTGAACTACGGAACCAATTCTTTATTGTCTGAACAGTATATATGCCACAGGAGGGTTTGTCAAGCGAAATTTGCGGTAAAGTTCTCATTTATATTTTTCACAGGAACTTTTTGTAGAATGAAGGAAGGAGTAAATCCGGCAAATCCTCCACCTCGGGAAAGGAAATCACAAAGTTCCTGAGCATCTTCCTCAAAGAAGAACTCCGCCACAAACTGTTGACTGTTTGTCTCATATACACGCCAGATTAGTTCATCATTGGCAAACTCAGGATGACACAGATATAGTTTCATGATTTACTCCTTAGAATGTGTTGAACGAAAAGATTGTCCTGTTAGGAGTTTTGTTCACCATTTCATCCGACCCATGATTGAGCCATGATGGAAATAGATAGAGTGTTCCCAACTCAGGAACAAACTTAACTTTCTCCTGGTTGTATCTCGTTTCTTGTGAGATAGGTACATAGTTCTGGAACTCATTCTGATTAAAGAATGTGATGTGGTTACTATTGTCATCGACATGCAGATAGATGACACCGGCAATATGACTGCCGGTGTGTTTATGTCGTCTGTGTATTGAACCCACATGCTGTATCGATACCCATGAGGTAACGATATCATCAGTGTAATATAGTTTAACACCAATCTTATCAGCATACTGGTTGATCATGTCAGACATGTCTTTGGTGAATGTCTGACACTCAGGAACGCTGGCAGTAATGTCCTTATGACTCAGACTATTGAAATCCCATGTAGAGATACCATTAGTCAATAGATCATGAGGACGGAATGCCGCAGGATGATTCCAGAAGAAATGACAGATATTGTGGCATTGTTGCTCTGATAGAAAGTTTGGAACTCTCTGAATCAAAGTAGGGAACATTTCAATATCTTCAATCATACTTTCAACCCTTTGAACTTATTAGTAGGCGGTTGCTTCTTGAAAGGTGTTTCTATCTTGATATCATCACCCGTATCCACGATATCTTTGGCCGATGCCTCAACATCATACAACCTCATCTTGGTCTTGTCAACACCAATAACGTCTCTCTTATGTTTAGACGGATCGGCATAACGGTTCTTCAATTGCTTGACCATAATCTGGTTGAGTTGTTCCAGTTGTTCTGTAACAATTAAAGCCACGAAGAAGTCAGCAGTTGCAGGAAGACCAAATGATTCGGAAGTATCTGTTAGATCAGGATCAGTAGAACCATAACCACCTCTGGTCAACTGTGTGGCAGACCAGATAGGCACATTATACTCTACTGCCAGACCTCTCAGTTCTTCGGCAATCGCTTTGATGTAGGTATAGGAGTTAACACCATTGCCTGGTTTAATACGGGCCGAAGCACAAATGTTAAGATAATCAACCATGATAACATCGGGAACAAAACCTTTCTTGAGATTCAACTCATTCAACAGTGACCTGAAATGAACAGTAGATGCTGATGCCGTCGGATATTCTTTGACGATCAGGTTACCACATGTCTTTTGTTTCAGGTGTTCAATCTTCTTATCATATAGTTCCTTGGGTAGGACCATAAGATCATCAATAGATGTATTGAGAATGTTGGCATCGATACGCTTGGCGACTTCCTCTTCCGCAAGTTCTAGTGAGATATACAGGACGTTCTTGCCCTGATTCAAATAACTAGAAGCAAAATGACATAGAGTAAGTGACTTACCAACACCAACACCAGCCATAACAATGTTAAGAGTTTTTCTAGGAATCCCATACTTTGTAACCTTGTTGAAATATTCTAGATCGAATGGGATTCTTTCTTCGACACGGTGATAGTATTCGTATCGATCCTGTGCCTGTCCTAGATAATCATGACCAACATTCGGATCAAAAGATATACCCAGAGCATCAGACAGTAAAGAAGGTATAGCGCCCTTAGTGAGTTTCCCCTTCCCATTCATAATCTCCAGTGATGATGTGATTGCATTATAGATTGCCTTCTCTTGACAAAACTTTTCAGTATTGTCTAAAAGCCAATCTGGGTTTGTCTTTTCTGCGTCATCATTGAGTCCTTTTAATGTCTCACGCAAATTCTTGACAGTATCATCCGTTGTTCCTCGGATGTTACTGATCTCAATATCTAGAGCATCAAATGATGGTTGTTGGTTATACTTTAGGATGAAGCCGGCTACTTCATTAAAAAGTAGCCGGTCTTCCATCGTTCCAAAGTATTCCTCTTTCAGGAATGGAAGAACTTTACGAGTGTATTCTTCATTCTTGATTAGGTTCTTTAGGATCGTTTGTTCTAGTCTCACTCACACCTTCCGCTTCTGACGATTCTAACAATAGGGCATTTAGAATAAGACCTAATGTAGCTGCAAACTTTTCATTCTTCCTCAGAGTTGTCATAGACAAATCATTTGTCTTGATAATCTCATAGTCATAGAGTAGGCGAGGAATGTCATCCTCACCCATCTTGAAAGTTACTGTAGTGTAACGATACACTATACCAGTGAAAGGGTCAAGCTTTATTTCAATCGGACAAGTAGATCCATGTTCTTTATCATTATATAAGTCATCCCGAAAGATGTAATCATTCCCCAGTTCCATTCTCTACCTCCACTTCTGGTTCATTATATTTACCATAAAGGAAGTCCGCCTGACATCCTTCATTGATAGCATCCAGGATATCTTTTGTAAAGAACTTTTCAGGATTCTTTTTGATTTCCTTTTCGAATGCCTTGGCCCCGTTAGGGAACTCATAACGGGTTGAAACCTTCTTGACAATACCATACTTTTCTGCAAGGTCAAGTAGTCCATAATATCTATCAAGACCTTCGGCATAGTTAAGCCATGTTTCGATCTTTCTATCCTCAACAGTCATACGTGACTTCTTGAGGTGTGCGGTGATAACGGCGCCAGTGCGTCCATTATCGTCGTCCAGCGTCTTATCCTTCTTCTTAGATAGAAACACAATGGTTGATGCTGCATATTCAAGACCAGATCCACCACCCATCTTCTTCATCGGTACATATGAACCAACGACATCATAGACATGGTTAGTAACGATTAGTGGAACACGAGCCTTTCCGAGTTTCAATGTTAGAACACGGAAAGCACCACGTACCAACTGGGCACGAGTCATATCACGAGTGTCTTTACCATCTGCAATATCAGCAACCTCTTTGTCAGTTGATAGATTGCCAAGTGAATCAAGAACGAATAACATAGGTGGTCTAGTATCTGCCTTGTAGGTCATATACTTATCAAGGATCTTTACTGCCTGTGTTCTGAACTGCTGAACTGTCTCAACAGGAACGATGAATGAACGTTTGGTATCAATGCCACGATCTGCAAAGAACTGTTTTGAAATAGCAGACTCAGATTCAAAATAATAAACAGCACCGTTAGGATTATCCTCTAGAAACTGCTTACACACATTGAGAGCATAGAAAGTCTTACCTACAGAAGGTTCACCAGCAAATGCTGTAACCTTATTCTGTGGTAGACCACCATAGATTGATCCTGATAGCAGGGCGTTCATAGCATATGAACCGGTTCCGATGAATCCTGAAACGTCACCAGCAGCAACGCCATCATCAACTAGACCGGCATATTCATTATCAATTTCTGATATGAGTTGATTGAAAATATCTGACATAAGTTTCTCCTTCTTGTCAATTGGTTGCTAACAATCTCGTTACGCAACTTCTTTGAAGTGTTTTTGTAATTCGGGTGATAGTTTCTTGAATAGGTCACCACCCACACCTACACGAACTACTTGTGCTAGTTCGATGATATTGTTGGTATCTATACTAGTATCTGGCACAAACTCATAAAGACGGGCTGGGGAATGCTTATGCTGATCGTCTTTCTTATTCTTCGCCATGATAGATCCTTTCTTTTAAGAAGTCATATACGGTTGGATTCTTAGATGCAAGATAATCCCACAAATCTTTTTTGGTATCCAAGTTCTTTGTTACCTGTTCGAACTCCTCTGCCAGATTACATCCACTATCATTCATTGAATGGATATAATGCATATCTGTAGAAAAGTAATGCAAACCAGTTGCAATTGCGTTCATACCATCATTGTTGAATCGTGTTGAGTTGAACTTCATATCAAACGATTGGATGAATGAGTCATTACGTGACACACCTCTAACCATAGACTTATCAACATCGCAATAGTTTCTACGACCAACATCACGCCAATATTCAGTATCATTTCTAAGTGACATGGAATAATGCATGGCAACAAACTGTGCAAACCCGTCGAACATTGATCGACATGCCCAGTTATAACTATCACGGTCATATTGTGTTACCAGGTGTTCATCCTGATCTCTGTCAAGCGCACGTAGTAGGCGCACTAGGAACATGTGAACACTATAAAGTCCGTTGCTCTCTAGTGGTTCAATGAACCCGGCAGACAATCCAATAGCAGCAACATTCTTAACCCAGATACGATCATAGATACCTGCTTTGAACTTGATCTTATGGAATGTCTGATCTTCATTGAATTGATTATGCTCTTTTAGATGTTCTTTGAACTCCTCAAGGGCACCTTCATCATCGATATACTTATCAGAGTAGACATAACCCATACCCATGCGATTCCACAATGGGATACGCCATACCCAACCATTACCGATAGCATGACCGTCAGTATAAGGAACAATCTGCTTTCTCTTGTCAGTATATGGTACCTGTGCTGCCCATGCAGAATTGTTAGGTAGGATATCACTGTAAGAATTGAAATGTTCAGCCATTGCACCACCTAATAGGATTGATCTGAATCCCGTGCAATCGATAAACAAATCAGCAGTAATCTCATCACCGCTTTCTAGAATCAACTTTTCAATACCATCTTCATTTGTAGGGATGCTTTTCACCTTACCCTGTAGGTGTTTGACACCTCTAGGGACAGCATACTTTTCACGCAGCCAAGCGCCAAACAATGCAGCATCAAAATGAAATGCAACATCCCTAGTGAAGATATATCCTGGAATCTTAGATTCGGTTGTCATACGATTAGCGTTTACCAATGACATGATTGGATAAACACAATCTGCATAGTCGGAAACAGGTGTTTCAGGATACAAGAACTTCTTTAGATACCAATCATTCTTTTCATACTTGTTACCTGTGGTATCGATGCCACCGAATGGATAATGAAAAGTACCAGCACCTTTCTTATAGAAGTCTGTAAAGCTAATAGACATCTTATAAGTGGCATTACACGACTTCATAAAGTCGGTATCTTTAATGCCAAGTAGGCGTAGCCATTCGTTGATGAACCCAAGAGTGGATTCACCAACGCCGACTGTAGGAGTATTCGGATCTTCAATCAGAACAATCTCCCTACCCGGAAGTCTTTGTATAAGTGTGGCAGCAGTCATCCATCCAGCAGACCCACCACCTACAATAACAATCTTGTTTATAGGTTTACTCATGAGAAGAAATCCTCCAGGCTTGATACACGTTCTGTCTTCCATCCGATCGCCTCAAGGATAGTCTTGAGAGGTTCCAAGAATGACTTTTCGAATTGTGTATTATAATCGATATACTTGTGCAAGTCAAGTTCTTCTGGGATACCACCGGTTGGGAAACTGATGACATTCGATTGAATATGATTTGGCTCTTTCAAGTATATGTATTTAAGTTTCTCGCCTGTCTGGATTACCGGATACTTAGCATTAAGGTCATACTTAGATAGAAGATGATTATATATGATAGCACCACGAACATGTATAGGAGTTCCGGATGCAAATAAAGTTTTATCATCTTTCCACTTAACGATTGCATTGAGTCCACGAGGAAAAGCAATGTCCGCCAAAGGAAGAGTTTCAAATTCACTACGGAAAGTTTCAATGAAAGATTGAATAACCGACTCATCTGCGTCAAAGATAACATCAACAGCCTCTTTAAGTTTGTCTCTACATGCGGTTGGGGTTGAACTCTTGATCATTCCTAGACCCATAACCTTCTTCTTAGGTGAAGCATACTGCACACCTTCGGAGTTATGAACGTTTAGAATGTAACACTTCTTGGCAGTCCAGATTGCTTTGTCTGCCAAGACTTCACGCTTCATTACAATTTTTTGCTGAAAGACGTTAGTGTAATCACCAAGTTCTCCACAAACCTTATCAATATGAGGTTGCAGTTTACTTTCACATACTCTGTCCATGAAATTGATGGCTTTTGTAGTATCTTGAGCATCACCAAGCAGCGTTTTATATACCAGTTCTCCAAGGTTGAGGTAAACTGAATCAGTGTCGACCGCAATGACATAATCTTTCTCCGTTTTCAGTATCTTTCGTAGATAGTTGTTAATAGCATTTTCGATCCACCGTATGGATAGTTGACCCGTAGTCGTGATAGCAATCGCATTCCGTAGGTCGAAAAACCTAAAATACTTAGAGCCGAGCGCCCCATATAACGAGTTGAGCGAGACTTTTTTAGAGAGTTGCAGGTTCTTGTATTTGGCAATCTCTTTTTTGAGTTCTGCTTTCTTTGCTTTGTCAGTCTCATTTTCATATTTCACCTCTGCATCTAACATTGCTTTCTTATAGACCTTACGATCAGCAAACATCTTTTCAACCATTTCTGGCATGAATCCTTGCTTATCACGGCGATAGAATTGACCGTTTGCAGTTAGACAAACATCATCATCCTTCAGTGAAGATAGATCAATAGAAAGCGCAAGGAGTCTATCCACAGTAACATTGCTTGCAATAATACTATGCATAGAATCGGTGTAAAGACTAGGATCAATAATCGTCTCCGGTGAGATATTGGATCCCATAATGACAGAAGGATACTCAGAATTGACATCGAAACTAGCGACCCAATTATGAAATCCATTAAGTGTGTCTTTAACATAAGCCCCAACATATGCTGCTTCTTTCTCATGCTCCTCAATAGGCGGAATGACGACGTTCTTCTCCTTTAGATGATTGAAGCAAATCACATCCCACATACGCACTTGAGTAAACACATCTTCATAGTTACACTTATTGTCATATGACAGGGTGAGTGCCAATTCAATAAGCTTATGCTTTTCCTCTAGTCGTTCAACAATCTCAACGTCTTTGATGTTATAGTCGATGAACTTCTGATAGTTCTCCTTGTATAGGTTGTGGAGAGAACCATATTCTTCATACGATAGTTTACGGTCACCCAACTCAACATTTGCGATACTATCAAGTTTATAGGATTCCTGTGAACGGCCATCAGGAGCATACCATCTATAGAGTTTGATATAGTCTAGAATAGGAACACCTAGAATACCATAACTACCAACCTTCTTCATACCTACGTCAGCAAGGCGTGAGTTTACAATGCCCCAAGGGGATAGACGATTAGCAACCTTCTCACCATACATGTTACGGATACGGTTTACAAGATAAGGTACGTCGAACGCTTCAATGTTCCAACCTGTAATGGCATCGGGACAATTAGAATCCCACCATCCTAAAAACTCCATGATTAGATCATGTTCATTCTTACACTTTACATAGGTTACATCTTCTCTCGTGTTCTCATACACACCACATCCAAATGTGTAGTAATGCTTATTGACACAAACCGTAATGGCAGTTAGTGGTTGTGCAGCCTTATCAGGTTCAGGAAACCCACCTTCAGATCCAACCTCGATATCGATGTTTGCTACACGAATAGAATTGATATCCCAATCGATGGTACCACCAAACTCATCGGCAATGAAACAATACTGATAACGCTGGTTGCCATAGATTTTAAAGCTTTCGACACCTTCATACTGTTTCACAAAGTCACGACACTCACGGATCGAACCTGGGTTTACTTTACCCAGGTTCTCACCGTAAATGGTTTTATACTTTGATGGGGTTTGTGAAGGCACGAAAAGGGAAGGTAAGTAATCGACTTTCGCCCTTACCTGCTTCCCATTCTCAATTCCACGGTATAGGATTTTACCACCCCACACCTCAACATTAGTATAAAATTTGTTCATCAGGGAGTAATGATCTTGCTAGAGGGAATCTGAATACCACCGAATAGAGCATTATACTGGTTAACAAACTCTGTTAGTGGTGATACTGTTGTAACGATAAGGCTTCGGTTTAGAGTAAACTCTTTATCGTCAGAGAACTGCATGTAAGGTGCGAGACCTACCTGTGGTGTTTGTGGATTAGTCTTGTCAGGAATCACAACAATGCGAACTGCGTTCTTCACATTGATCTGTGTGATATTCTCGGATACAACCTCAGCCAGAATTTCTTCCCCACCGAGGAACTTGATTAGTGTTACGTTGTTTGCCATCAGTCTGCAATCTCCATTAAGTAGTCATAAACTCCAAGTGTAACCCACTTGAAGGGTATAGTAGTGGCACGATTGCCATACTCATTAATATAAGTATAGGCATTGTCCTCATCGGCAATCTTACCGATACGTTCCCACTTGCCATCATAGGCACGTTGCTTAAACTCGGTCTCATAGACCTTCATATTCTTTTCACTTGTAATCATAAGACCTCCTTAGTCCCATAGACCTTGATAATACTTACCGAATAGACGAAAGCCATTGGTGATACGATCACTATACTCTTTATAGCCGTCAATGTCAAATGAATAATCAGGATTAACCTGATTCATTTTATACATATCGTCGTCATCATCTTCTTCACCTGAAATAAATTCCCACTCATACATGCTTTCACCATGATGAAACTTATCCTGCCATGAGTCATCAAGTTTGGACTCAAAGGCAAAGATCATTTCATTGAGAACCCATTCCCACTTGTAATGAACCCAATTGTCAGAACCCCACTCACTGAGATTCCCATCATGATCACGACAATCACTATGGCGCATATGTGGAGGAACATCCTCATCGTCAACCATAGCAGAACCATGCTTAGTATCTCGTAGTTGTTTGAGCATAGGAAGAATGATATAGGCGAGAGTGTGGTCCATTGACCAAGTATCATACTTGTCAATGTGAACCTTGATCTTACGATGTCTCTTAGAATCTAACCAGAGGCAAAAGACAGAGACCCAAGTATCAGCAAGCCAATCACCGATCTTTTCTTTCGTTTCTTTACTTGCGAATGGAATCTTGTCGGCAATGTCGTGTGGTCCGATCCAGTTTTTATACGGTCCGATGTAGGCTTTCATAATGTTTCCTTATCTCCACTTTGATGTTGTGAGCGCATGTTGCACACTCAACGGAACATCCATGTTTTTCCATAATGTCTTGAACAGAAGGGAGTCGGGCATCAACCCGACTCTCCATATGCTGTCTGATACTTTCTGATGTAATCACATTACAGGAACAGAGTATCATGTTCGTTTCCTTACTTTACAAACTCACCGTTAATTAGGATAACCTTACCATTAACAATAATGGTTGCTGGTGAATATCCACCCTTATGTGCAGCCTTCTTTGTAACAGCTTGGCAGATGACAGAGGCAATCTCACCACCTGTAGCAATGGCGGGATTTGCTGAAAGGATAGAAGCAATCGTGGTAGCAGCAGGAAGAAACCCGCAGGCTGCGACAACGGCTGCCTGTAGATCAGCAACGGTAGCAGTAGTAGTTGTTGGAATCGCAATAGTATTACAACCAACTAGTGATAGGCCAAGAAAGCCCGCCACTGTTAGTGCGATAATCTTTTTCATTTCTTACTCACTTTCTTTGGGGGTTCGGTGTATAGTGCTTCTTTTACTGTAGTTTGTTGTGTCCATGCTCTCATAACTGCCATAAGAATAGCAGATCCGATTGCAACATATCCTGATTTCGGATCATCTAAAAATCTGACCCAATCAACCTGAACGAGGACACCAAATAGCGCCAACAATGCGGACGCTAGGTATGTCTTATAACCATTCATGGTATATTCCTTATAATGTAAAATACCCAGAAGCGGGCATACTATTTATGCTAGGAAGATCGCCCAGAAGTCGTCTGCTAAGTCGGGATTGGTTAGATACTCAAATGGCATATAGCAGTAACCACCGTCACCCCATGAGGAACCCCATGAATTACGAACAATAAAGTGTGTTTTGGTATATCCAACCATCAACATACAATGTCCTCCGACCTGTCTTTCTCTTGGATCAGGCATAGGCACCATACCTGTGGCAGCAACAGAATCAGATTCAAATGATTGATATAGAGAACAACCAAATACGATTGGAACCTTATGGGTTAGCACATTTTGAATATTATGCAGGGCGACGGGCACTCTCGAATATTGCTTGATAATGCTCTTTTTAGCTTCTGTATATGATTCATCGGAAGGCTTTACTGTAAACTTGTTAATATCATATGGCCATAGATTTTCATCACACGCACCTAAAGAGGCAACCGATTTGATACCGTCACGAATTTCTGCACCTGCGTCTTGATCGACGGTGCCTTCCATGACACGTTCGTTATAATAGATGAATAGTCTTGAAGGTGTGAATACTTTCTTACTTTGTGCCTTTAGTGCATACTCAATTGCGGCCGCAGTTCCATTACCGGTACATGATCCTAATTGTCCCTGATCATAAACTGTTGGAAGATGACCAGATGTTCTTAGATCGACTGTAGCATCAATGGAAGAACCTAATGTTCCATAATGAAGAATATGGTCACGAAAGTCGGGCTTGTCTGGGCGCCAACCGTAACTTCTATGTGTCATTTAAATCTCCTTGGATTTTAGTCTTTGTTGTCTTACTTCTAAACTATCATAAGGATAGTTGCCATTCCACTTGGAACATCTTGGCTGAGAGGTACACTCACGACACACAGGAACATCAATCTCTAAACCGTCTTTTCTAACAACTTGCCCATCATAACTGAATCCATTTCTATCCCATGGTAAATCTGTAAACTCTATACCATATTTAGCGTAGAATTGAGCAGTCTCTAAGTGACCGGTCATCTGATCTACTTGCTTCTTTGATAATTCGGGATATACATTCTTGTGCCAGTATTGTTTGACAGAAGGTATATCAGGATGGTCTCCATATGTTATGAAGTCGGAACATTTGGCAGAATCAATCCACCATGAAAACGGTTCGCCTTTGTTGTGTATTGCTTTTACAGGACATGCAACGGCACAATCATCACAACCGACACATCTATTCCAGATTTTATAGTTCACTCGTTTATCTGTAGGCAGATCAACTATCTCATTCTCGAATCTAAAGACTGTGATATGATGATCAAATCCAAACTTATAACTATAGATCAAGGAGTTTCTTGCTCTTACTCCAAGACCAGCAAGTATCATTGCTTCTTTATAGTTTGTATGAATGTTCCAATGATTGATGCCACGTTCTCTCAACTTAGCATCAATTAGAATTGCTCTTGCTTCATCATAGATTGTATAATCCCATGTATGTCCTTTGCGGACAACAACGATGGCATTTGAGATATTAGGAAAGTATATATTGTCTCCTCCATAGTTTTCTACACCATGAAGGCTTATGTATTTAACGGGATGTAAGGCAGCCCTTGTCATTGCTTCGACAGAAAGGTACCCCACATCCCAATCTTCTTCGTTAAAAAGACTTTTTATCTCACTGAATTTGATAGATAGCAGTTCCACATGAACCCTTAATCACAGGACTACGTTCCCAAGGACGAAGCCAACCATAGTGCCATGTGCCGCCAACACAATACATACCACGATGAACTGGAACCGACCAATCACCAGCAAATGGCGGATCTTGAACCGGATTGTAATATGTGCCATATGGTGTGTAGGCATGTGCAGATGCTACACTAGATAGCAGAAACACGGATAGCACAAGAAATACCTTATTCATTATAATTCACCTTCTTTTATTCAACGGTACATTCTTGTTCCGCTTCTTCAACTTCTACAAAATTTTCAGGATGCTTTAGAATAGAAGCCAAGAACACAACAAAACTCTTTAGGTGTTCTGGGTCATACTTAGCACCAATTTTTCCTTCTTCACGGATATATGATGTTAGTAAGCAATATGCTTCATTAACAGC